ACTGGTACATTTAGTATTGGTGAAGAAATTACTGGTACTGCTAGTGATACAGATGACTTTTTTATAAAAGCAAATATTACAGGTATACCAGGATTAAAAACAATTACAAATGACGGTAACTTATATGGTAGAGGTGATTTTTTAACTGTATCAGGTGGTGGTGTAGGTGCTGACATTGCTATTAGTGATATAGGTTCAGGACCTGTATCAGAAATTATTATTGACAATGCAGGAACAGGTTATTCAGTAGGAGATAAATTAGTTTTTGACAATACAGGAACAGAAGGTGTTAATGCAGAAGGATTTGTTTCTGTTGTTAATGGTGGTATCTCTGGTGAATCAGGAACAGGCGCTGAACATATTATTATGGAAGATGAAACTGGTAGAGGAGATCAATACTCTGGAAGTAAAATTGTTATGGAAGGTGCTACTAACTCCGACCTAAATGATATAACAGATATATTTTTAATTAACAATGGTAGTGGTTATAATATACCACCTAAGGTAACTATAACCTCATCAGGTTCTAATGCAAATGTTTTAGCAAACGGTACTGATATAGGAAGAGTTATAGGATTAAAAACAAATGAATTGGGAGAAGGTTATCAAAATAGTCCTACTCCAGCAATTAAATTTAGAAACTGTTTACTATTAACAAATAAGTCAGGTAACTTTAATGCTAATGATACTATAACAGGTGGTACTTCAGGTGCAACTGGTACTCTTTCTAGTTATGACGCAGATAGAAGTTTATTAAAAGTAAAAGATTTAAATACTAATTTTATTCTAAATGAAACAATAACATCAACAAGTAGTGGATCAGCAACAGTAATAAGGTTAGATGTTGCTAGTGCTACAGTAGATGTAGTTTCTGTTGCAGATACAGATGGTAAGTTTTTAAATGAAGATGGTAATATATCTGAGCAAACAATGAAAGTACAAGATAGTAAATACTACCAAGATTTTTCTTATGTATTAAAAGTTGGTCAATCAATTAATGATTGGAGAGACTCATTTAAAAAGACTATGCACACAGCAGGTTTTTATTTTACAGGACAAGTTGATTTACAAAGTAGATTAAGTTTAAAAGTTAAGGCGCCAATTACTGGTGTTATATCAGGTGCTATAGATACTCCATTATTCAATGTATTAAATGTATTATTTACAACTGTCTTCGGTAGAAGATTAGGAACAATAGATGATGGTACAAGTTTAAGATCAGACAATATGACTGAAGGACTAATGGATGCTGGTGATGATTATAGAGAACCATTTACTACAAATACTAGAGATGTAACTTTAACAAGACCAGCAATTGAAATTAGTATGACTAGTAGAAAAAGAGCAACAATAGATGGTGTAGAAGTTAAACAAGGATACGCATATGCAGGACCTAAATTTGGTACACTAAATAGATTCGCAAATACAATATTTGGTGTAAATTCAGGTGGAAGTAAAATAACATTTAAAGAATTGAGTAATGTAAAAATACAAGGTACAAGAACATCACTAGATGGAAGAGGTGCTGTATTTTTAGCAACTTCAAATTCAGATGGTCAGTTATTAAAGACAAATTTTGCAATGCCTACGCAATTTGCGGCTTCTCAGGATGTTTTTGATAATACTGTTACAAACTTTGCTCAAACTGTTTTAACTTTTGATGATACAACCCCATAGGAATGTTTATAAATAGTATAGACAATAGGAATAATTAAATGACAAAACAAACTATTAATAGAGGATCAGCTGCTAATGATGGAACAGGTGATAATTTAAGAGCAGGTGCTGCCAAAATAAATACAAATTTTGACGAATTATATAATGTATTAGGAGATGGTACTACTTTACTTTCTGGTAATTATATAACAGACGCTTCTACTTCAGTTTTAACAAATAAAACAATTAACGGTTCAAACAATACATTAACAAATATTCCAAGTAGTGCATTAGCAAGTTTACCAAATACAAAATTAGATAATTCATCAATTACTGTAACAGGCGATAGTGGTTCTCACGCAGTAGATTTAGGCGATACTTTAACAGTTGAAGGTAGTAATGGAATTGCAACTACTATAACAGCAGACAAAATTTCTATTGCTATTGACGGTACTGTTCTAACTGAAGATTCTAGTGATGTACTTACTAACAAAACAATTTCAGGTTCTACAAATACTCTATCAAGTATTGCTAATACTTCTCTAACAAATTCAACAGTTTCATATGGTGGTGTATCACTTGCTTTAGGTGCCACAGACGCTACTCCTGCTTTTGATTTAGCAGACGCAACAAATTATCCTACAAGTTCATTATCAGGAACAATTACAAATACTCAATTAGCAGGTTCTATTGCAAACGATAAACTTGTTAATAATAAAATTACAATAGGTGATGATACATCTACAAACTTTGATGTTCTTTTAGGAGAAAGTTTTGAAATAGTTGGTGGTCCAGGACTTTCTACTGCTATTGACAATAATAGAATAACTTTAACTGTAGGAAATATTCCAAATTCTTCTTTAGATAATAATTCAATTACAATTGGTGGTAGTACAGTTAATTTAGGAGGAACATTAGTTTCAGCATCAAATTTAAACTTAACTGGTACATCATCAATATCAGGAACAGGTACGGCAGATTTATCTGGTGCAGGTTCTAAAATGAGATTTGATTTTGCTGGTTTTGGTGCTTTACCAACGGCTTCAACTTTTGTAGGAATGTATGCTTATGATAGTACAGGTAACAGACCTTATTATTCTTCAGGTAGTGGTTGGGTTAGAGTATTAGATGAAAACTCTTCCGTATCTGCTCATACAGATGTTAATGTTTCTGGTATTGCTGACGGTCACGTTTTATCTTGGAGTTCAGCACAAGGAAGATTTAATGTAGGTGCGCCTGCAGGTGGTTCACTTGCAATTGACGATTTAACAGATGTAGCAGTATCTTCTCCTCAAAAAGGACATACTTTAGTTTACACTGGTACAGGTTGGGTTATTGGACAAACTCCGGTATCTCAATTTGTAGTAACTGCTAACGGTTCAAGTGCATACAGATTTGATGGTGCAGGATTCCCAGCAGGTACAAGTGGTGATAATCCAGATTTACATATAAAGAAAGGTCAAACATATTACTTTAGAAATACAAGTAGTGGTCACCCTTTTAGAATACAATCAACGACAGGTACAGGTGGAACAGTATATAGCACTGGTGTTACTGATAACAATGCTTCAGGATCAACAGGAGTTGTTGTATTTCACGTACCTATGGACGCTCCAGCAACACTTTATTACCAATGTTCTTCACACGCAGCTATGGTAGGAAACATTAACATAACTTAATGAAAAGTAGTATAAATATAAGAAAGAATTAGGAATTATGCCAGCAATTATAACAAACAAATTTAGAATAAACAACGCTGAACAGTTTTCAGAATCATTTTCTGAAACAAATAATCAAGTGTATTACTTGGGTATTGGAAGACCACAACCTTTTGGTACTGCAACAAGACCTGATGGAAGAACAGATTACGAAGGTACTGATTCTCTTCCTAATACACCAAGCGATAGTATTGGTAGAGAATTTTATACATTTGACGATTTAGTTGCTGCTAAAAGAGTACAAACTTCAGATGTATCTTTTGTAATACCAAGAAGAAACTGGACTGCTGGTATTGTTTACGATACTTATTCACACGACATTGGAGAATATACAACAGGATCAACAAGTGTAAGAAAAACATCAACAAGTGGTGCAACTACTTTATTTGATTCTACTTTTTATGTATTATCTTCAGCAAGAAATGTTTACAAATGTTTAGATAACAACGGTGGTGCTACTTCAACAGATGAACCAACTGGTGTATCAACTTCAGTAATTACAACTACTGATTCATATAAATGGAAATTTATGTACACACTTTCTGCTGCTCAACAAGCAAATTTCTTATCAACAGACTTTATGGCAGTTTCACCAAATTCTGGTGCAAGTTCAGATCAATTAAATGTTATTTCTGCTGCTGTTGACGGTTCAATAGATATAGTAAAAATTAAAACACCTGGTTCAGGTGGTACTAACGGAACATTTAGTGGTATCTCTATCAAAGGAGATGGTTCTGGTGGTGTTGCTACAGTAGTAGTTGGCGGTGGTCAAGTAACTTCGGTAACTGTAACTACTCCAGGTACAGGATATACTTTTGCAACAATCAGTAATACACAAATAGTTACTGCTGGTGCAACTAACTTAGCAGGTTCAGAATTAGATGTAATTATTCCACCTAAAGGTGGACACGGTGCAAACGCACAAGAAGAATTAGGTGCTTTCTTTGTTATGATGAATACAAGTTTAGAAGGAACAGAAAGTGCTAACTCTGGTGACTTTTCTGCTGTAAATGATTTTAGAAAAATTGCATTGTTAAGAGATCCTACAAAATCTGCTTCTGCTGTAACTTCTAATACTATTAGATTAACAAAGGCAATTAAAATTGCTGATTCTCCAACACCAGGAACTTTTACACCTGACGAAGAAATTAATCAGGCAACAACTGGTGCAACTGGTAAAGTTGTAGAGTGGGATTCAACAAATAAAATTTTATATTACATTCAAACAAGACACAACAATGCTGGTGTGGACGCAAGTGGTAATTTAACTGCGTTCTC